CGAGGTTGGGGTTCTATCTCACCGTCCGAACGCTTCGTAGAGCGACGTTCGGTGAAGCCTCATTTTAGAGGCTCATCGGATTGTTGCATTTCGTACTAGACAGGACAACACAGCCCATCTATCTTAAACAGGACGCCGCTAAGGCTCTCTATCTCACCCCAATTCACTCATCATGCAAGCTTTAAAAGCACCAAACACAGTCAGCACTCAATACGCCCGAGGCGAGGAGGCTGCTGTTTACGGCAAGTACAAAGAAAATGGTTATCAGGTCAATCCGCTTGTTTCCCAGGCTGGTGGAACCTTGATCACAGACAACCTTTCACCCGCTGAAGCCTTCCGCGTTGCGAACGCAGACTTCAAGGTTGAGAAGCGAATTGTCACCTATCCCCATGACGGCATCAATGTGGTGTCGCAAGAGCACTGCGCCATTGTCCGAGAGGACACAGGCAGTTGCCTTGGAATCATGGGTCGGAACTACACCCCTGTGCAGAACGACTCTCTGATTGTTCTCTTTGACTATCTGAGAGAGAACGTGGAGATCGACAACATCCTTTCTATTAGGGATGGTCGCAAGGTCTTCGTCTCTGCACGCTGCGACATCGAAGGTGAAGTCACTAGTGGTGACAAGGTTCGTCGTTACCTCCATGCCTTTAACTCATTCGATGGCTCAAGCTCCTTTGGTGTCTTCTTCTCTGATGTGCGTTTGAAGTGCGCCAACCAGATCAACTACCTCTGCAACAAAGGTGCCAGCCGTGCCAAGTCCGAGGGTGCTGCTCTTGTTATGCGCCATACCCGCAGCGTGGAGTCATTCGCCAAAGCATTGCCTCAGCTGATCAACGTGGAACAGCAGAAGTTCGAGACCGATTTGAGCAAGTTGCGTCCACTGACGACTACGAAGCTTTCATCTGAGCAAGTCAAACGTGTACTGGAGAGCACTTATTCTGATGATCTCGCTCGTCCTATTACGGATAAGGTCACCGAGGAGAAACGGGCGCGTTTGCTGTCTGACCTTCCCCACGTCGATGTTATCCACTCGCATTACAGCGGTGAGACAGGCTTTGGAGTTGAAACAGGCACTGCCTGGGGACTGTTCCAAGCCATCACTCAGTACGAAACACACGATGCAGGGCGACTGAAGAGTGACACCGACCGAGCACGAGCACGTCTCGAATCACTTTGGGGTGGTCATGGTGCCAAGCGCATCACCAAGGCAAGAGAAGCACTGTTGGCACTTGTATGACCAGAGATATTCAACATGTGCCAGAAGGGACCGTAATTCACATCGGTCCCAAGGGTGGGGAATACGTCATCCTCTCCGACGATAAAAAGTACTATGTGCGGCGTTATCGACAACGTCCTTCGAGGATTTTCAAAGCCAAAAGAGGAGCCTATTTACGTTTTATTGAAAGTCAATCGCTCAGTGCATTATGACCCCGCAACAAAGATCCATTCTTGAAAGGCACTTCACTGCTACAGCATCGTCCTCCTCAAGAAGCCTCAGCAAAACACAATCTCCAATAACGTTTTCTCCTGAACCACCTGAACTCTTGGACGTTCCAAAGCACAGTATCCTCTCACTCCAAAACTGGGCACGCACGTCTTTACAGGACACACGTTGCTCCGCTCTTTCCCAAAAGGATCGTTACAACGCAGAGATCTATTGGGACGGCTATATGAGAGCTATTGAACACATCCTCGATATGGAACAGCAATGAACAAGAACACTTTCATCTTCATGAGCTTTTTCCTTGAAGCTCTCAAGCCCCACGCCAGTTCAATCCTTGATACTGCAATCAATGTTGCAGATTCGGCAGTATCTGCCTCAGTACGCGCTGATGTACGGGCAGCCGAATATGAGGCATCTGTTAAGCCCGATACATTGAAGAGCAAGGTTGCTAAGTGAATAGGTATGCAGGTTTACGCTGTTGACGATCTAAACGAACTGTGGCTCTGTGAAAGAATTCTTGCTCTTCTAGAGGCATCGCAACCGTTAGAAGCGAAAGCTCTTTCAGAAGAATGGGGTCATTGCTTTGACGCATTGGAGAACATTGATCTCTTTTTGAGCTAAGTTTTGATCGGAAGGGACAGGAACTACCTGCTGTTATTTGGGGTTAGGTTCACCTACCCCCTTTTTTATGTCTTGAAATGCCTTTACCTGTATTTATGCTCACTTGTATTTAGTCGCCTAGTTAGCCCAGTTATTTCGGCCTAGCTTTTGTACTAAAAGTTACAGCGTTATCTGTTGTTTTGCTTCACCTAACCCTTGACATTGGTTCTTGTCTTAGGTTGTCTAAAGCATTGGTATGACTAGGTTGTCTTAATGCATAGCTTGTATTTATTCGCTAAATTGAGAGTCGCTACAAATGATAAATGCCCGAAGCTGCAGTGATGTTCAAGATTGTTGAGCCGTCTGGAATGCTATATGAAATACGCTCAATTACCGATGAGGATGTCCGATTTGCAAATAGAAATTTCATTGAAAATGAGCAACCGTTCCGGGTCTTTCGCTACGAGCAGGTCAACCTAGAACGCGCTTCTGCATAACACGCTTAGATAGAACAAGTACCCCTTGGTCTATGGAGTATGTAACCGACTGCGCGGTTCCGATGAGTCTTATTCCTTCTGACTATCGTCATCCCTTGGCGATGCAGTTTGAAGAAATCAGTGACGAAGGGGAATTGATTCGCAGTTACAACGAGTGGGGCTTGGCAAGCGTTCTTACCTACGCCTACACCCGTAAAGTCGCCACTAAGGCGGAATACAACTCCATGGAGGAGATCATTGGTATTTGCTTAGAAGAGTCACGTCATACACGCACTGAAAACAAAGCATTATTTCGGTCTATCAAGAGAACCATCAAATCTGGTGATAAGGAGTCTGTCCTTCCACTTGCCAAGGTCTTGATGTCGAAGATTGGGGGTGCTCTTGCTGAACAGCATGACGGTATGAGTGACGACTTCGAGGACTTAGATGATGACTAGGATTGAACCCAGCGTTAATGATCAACTACGTCATGCAAGGCTTGTTAAAGAGCTTGATAAGCTAGACCGTGATTCGCTCCTTTCTATTAGTAAGGAGTTGGCACGTCTTGCCTTGTTAATGCAACCTGCAGCGATGCGATGGGCAGCTACAGAGGCAGCTAAAAATTTGGTTAGTTCCTATGGATCGTCCTTCGACTCTTAGTGAAAGGCAAGTCCTTGCCGCACAGGCTCTTGCTGCTGGGTTTACTTGGCGTGATGCTGCTAAGCGGGCAAACTGCTCGACAGAGGGTATTCGTGCTTGGAAACAGAATGAGGATTTCAATAACGCCATCTGGGATTATCAACAAGAGATTTTCCACCGATCGTTTGGTGTAACTTCGCAGGCTCTTCCTGAAGCAATTCAGAAGCTACGAGAGATTATTGATACGGAAGATCCTGATATCGGTGTGAGCGTTAAAGTTCAAGCGATCAAAATCTTGATAGACAGTGCTCACAAACAGTTTGAGGCACGAACTATTGAGCGCCGTATTGAGCACTTAGAGGCTTATGCCCAACGCCAAGCACTTAACCCGGTTGGAGAGATTAGAGAAATTACAGGAGCAGCGTGAGAAAGCTCTTGAAGAGAAGCGTCGAATAGCAACAGGGGTAGGCTTCGAGGCTAAGTTTCCAACAGCAGAACGCTGGGATGAGTTTGCACCTCTGACATGGATCAGAACGTCTGGAACCGTTAAACCTTTTGAACCGTTTCAAGTACAAAAGGACTTAATTAAATCTATTTGTGAGAACCAATACACAATTATCTTGAAGTCTCGTCAGGTTGGCGCATCAGAGACTGTTTGTAGCTATCTGCTCTGTCGTGCATTGACAGAACCAGGATTCAGCGCAGTGGTCTTTTCGAAGACAGCAACTGACTCAGGTGCATTGGGTAAAAGGATACGCGCACAAGCTGCATCTATCGATGATGCCTCTATTGAATTCACGACAGAATCGAATAGTGAACTCAGCTTTAAGGGCCGTGGCACCATCTACTTCCTGCCTGCTACGCCTCGTGCAGCTCGTGGAATCCCAAGCGTTTCAGTTCTTGTCTTGGATGAGGCCGGTTTTCTCGATTCAGCAGAGAGTATATACACAGCAGCGCTACCCACGATGTCTACGCTGGGTGACAAAGCGAAGCTCATCTTATTAAGTACGCCCAATGGAATGGGCAACATGTTTGCCAACCTATGGCATGGCGAGGATGACGGATGGAATCGGCAAAAGATTCATTATTCGACTATTCCTATCTATGCCAAGGATCCTGACTGGGCTAAGAAAACAAAGGAAAAAGCAAAGCTCTCAGAAAGATCTTGGAGGCAGGAATATGAGATGGACTTTGTTGCTTCAGATGCACAAGTCTTCCCACCTGAGCTTGTAGAGAAAGC